CTGCGTTAAAATGCCCAGATATAAAGTCGTCGTATGCTTTAACCCCATCAGTAGCTAAGCTTGCACCTGGACCAGCCATACCAATAATAAAGTCATTAAACTGGTTAGCTACAGAATGGTCATACTTAGTATCCCTAAACCATAAGTTATTTAGCGACGTGCTTGATGCAATATCCGCATTGGTAATAGTAGATATGGGGCCCTTCTCAAAGAAACTAGCTGCTTCTCCGAAATACTTAGGTATCCATACATTGCGGAACCATAGGTCTAGGTCACGTTCTTCAATAGGAATTGGGTCGTCGTCATCACGCAATGCATTCCGTATACCCTCAGTCACAGCTATAACCATGCTATATAGTGGCATTCCAACAACACCCGCAAACATACCGGTCATCATTAAAGTGCCAACAAGCTGAGTAGTAGCCTCACGGCGGGCGCGTGGATTGAGGTCAGACCCTTTAACCATGGTTAAGAAGTTACGTAACAAATATGCTGTAACTTGTTGAGGGAACAGTTTAAACTGGAATACAATCCTTGCCGGAGGTGAACGCATAATGCGAGGGCGGTTGTACTTAGTATAGTTAAACATTGAGTCATAAGTATTTTTAACCGCTTCATCAATTGCACGGGTAAACGCTTCCCCGTTTTTACCGCCAGACAATCCTTCTGAAAGTCCTTTTTTATAAGCAAGTTCAAACGAAGTCATAAACATAATTTCACGGTTTAGTCGTTCTGAATGGTGAAATAATAACCCGGCAAAGTTAACAAACGCCCTAGTACCTCGACTAATTGCACCTTGGTGAGTAGCAGATGGGGTACGTGCCATAGCCATAAGGTCGTAGGTGCGAGTAATTTCGGTAATGCCTCGTTCTGCAGCCTCTTCAAATGCAGCAGCAAGTATAGGGGTAGATTGCACATGCTTAGAAAAACCTATAGATAGTGGAGTATAGCTGCCATCAGGCTTAACAAACGTAGTATAGTTAAATACCTTGGTATATGCTGCTAATGCAGCGGCGGCTTTTACTTCTCCATATCTCGAAGCTAATACTGGATAGCCAAAAATAGGAATTGCAGTCATGTTAGCAATCGCTGATTTTATCGCCGTTAACCTATAGAAGAAAGCTGCTTGGTTAACCCCATTAGCAAATCTAGTCCAGAACTCATCTTCGTTTGACGGGGCTAGCTCTTCCCCAACACGAGTACCCACTTCATTTAAAAATTGACTTAGTTTAATCTTATCTTTAGGGGGCATACCCTCTAATGAGGCATGTGCTGAATCCATCTCGGTAGTAATGTCTGGACCGAATTGAAGCCTGGGCAACTGATTAGCACTTGCATATCCTGAACGAACAAAGTTACGTAAAGAGTCACCACTAAAACCGGTAGTGCCTTTACGATGAATGAATTGTTTACGGAAGCTTTGCTCAGGCATAGTGAGTAGATACATTTGATACACCGCATCTTTTAATGCTTCTTTATCGGTTACATTTTGAGTATCAATAATTTTAAAGATACCTTGCAACATTTCACTAGCCTCAGTAGTTAAGTTACGAAGTTTAGTTAAATCGTTACCCGCATCAAACTCTCCGGACTCCAGGATTTCGTCATAGGTTCTATTGTCGCCAGCTTTTTGTAACTGCTCTATGCGTTCGTCAATAAACATGTTGCGTTGAAGTTCGCTTTCAAACATGTAGAACTCTTTATTTACCCCTTTACCTAAGCTCATCCAGTAGCTACCGTAGCGCATCAACGGGAAATATACACCGACTTTTTTAGCATCTTCGTATGTTTTACGAATAGCAGCCATCAACATGCCCTTAGGGGTAGACTCGTTATCTATATCACCAGAAATGCTGGATTTTGCAATGCGCTCATCTAGGATTGCACGATGTAAATTAAACATTGCTCTATAATGGTCACGAACTTTAGTAAATATACCGTGAGCTTCGCCTTTACCAACTCTCCCTGCTTCATTCCATAGCTTGTAAGCGGTGGTTATTCTGTTGGTTCTAAGTGTAATTTGACCTTTATATGCTGCTTTAGCACGAGGGTTACTTGCGGCATCCATTAGCTTACGTAACTCAGCTAGTTGAGAATCTCTAGATATAGCAATTGCTGCAGTAGTATGCAGGCTAGGGTCTACTTCTGCTAAGGTTGAATAGTGCATAAGGCGGCTTAATAGTCTTCCGCCAGAAGTATGAGCTTTTGCAAAATCTGCCCAGGGCTTAACTGTGTCGTCAATGGCAGCTAACATTTTACTGCGTGTAACCGCCATACGTTCTACTAGCCTATTAACTTGGTTTAAGTGAGGTATTTTGTCGCCAACCCAATCTGTAATTTGGCTAGTAGTTAATGCAGGTAAAAGAGTGGCTATGCTCTTGCTATCTAATGTGGTCCATAAAGTATTAAGTACTCGCTTTTTACCCGCCCAAGAGTCTGCTTCCATTAGTTTACTTAGTAACCCACCCATTTCCTCGGGGGATTCTGACCTTTGGATTTTTAGCAGTATGCTATCTACTTTTTTAGATGCAAGGATTCTTGGCGCTTCCCCTTCAGGCGCGGCACTATCCCCTAGCATTGCACGTACACCCGGTACGTCGTAAGGAACGTTTTCAATTGCTTCTACAAAGTTTTTAGGCTTAGCTGTTAATTTCTCTAAGGGTAGCGTCGCCCGTGCTCGTGCTATAAACTCATACTTACTTGCTTTTGTAATTTCTTTTTCTTTATCCCTTAGCAGCGAAAAAGTAGATTTAGTATAAGGAAGATTGTTTTGGTTTTTAATATAATCTACTATTTGTGAAACAGGATAGTCATCTGTTGTGCCATATACTGATGGATGTCCAGGCATATGATAGCTTAATTGGATATCATAATCGCTAGCAAAAGTAATTGAAGGAAAAAAGTCAGCTTGCAATATTTCGTCGTTAAGACTACGAACCCAATCCCGAAGTTGTTCAAAAGCGGTATCCTTATCGCTATTAAATTTATCCTTAACGTCACTTATACGCTGACGTATTTCGTCTTTGTTTAAAGCACCTGCTTGCTTAAGAACCGTTTCTAGTTTCTCTCTTTGCATTAAAGCGGCGCTATCTACTAAATTCTCTATATATCTATAAAACGAATTTGAATACCCATGACCTGTGGAATACTCTCCTTTCGTATTAACATAGCTCATAACTATTGCGTTAATATTTCCTCGTTGGGGTAGTTCAGTTTCTAGCGAATACGCATTAATAAGTTTACTAATCGGGGTTAGTGTCGCTTTAGTTTCAGGGTTATTAGGATTAACTAACGATGAAATGCGTACAGCGGGTACTTCAAAACGAATATTACCGTTATAATCTTTTAATGCGTCTAGTTCTGGAACTATGTCTGAAACGGTAAGATTATTTATCGCTTGGTCAGCTTCATCTTTAACAATATCAAACGCCTCAAACATTTCTGGAGAATACCCTGTTATTCTTTCTACCGCTTCAATGTTACTAGAACTAAATAACGTATTGGAAATAGCTTCAGTTACTGGAGAACTCTCGTATCTATAAGCTCTAACATCGTATATAAGACTTAATGCAGCAACATCTCCCTTTGCCGCTTCAGAAATAACACGTTCAGCTAGGTCATAACCTTCTTTTTTTTCTTTTATTTTAGCTTCTTTTTTATCTGCCTCTAGTTGTTCTTCTGGCGATAACACTACTACTGGTGCTTGAGCTAAATTAGGATGCTCTTCTAATAAGTATTTATGGCTAGGTAACACAGTCTGCCCTGCACCTATACCAAACCATCGTGTAGGTTGTCCATCAGATAAATTATCTAGGGAAGCAACTAATGACTTACCGTTTTGTACGTAAACAGACATATTATTGTCTCGTAAGTAACTCCTACCGTGAGTAGAAGACCGTCCGGTACACCAGCTGCCTGGCTCTGAACCAGTATCTGCTGTTACAAGGCGCAACGCATTTGCAGAATCTACTCCTGAAAAGAATAACCATCCTGTTTCATCTTGTCCTACTTGAGACTTAATAATTCCATTGCGCTGCGGGAAAATAGTAGTCATAAACGCATCGTTTAATGCTTGTTTTGGAGACGCACCTTCATTTAATTTTTCAAACATGGCGTCTACAAATTCAACTGAAATATCTTCGCCGTTTAAAGGCAAGTATTCATTTTTCTCAGTAATCGGAAGCAGTTTATTTCCAGCCATAGCATATTTAGCTATGGCTTGGCGCATTAGTATTATGCCTTTGTGCATAGTAGTGCGTTTATTTTCGCGTTCTTCTTCGGATGCTGTATTGTACATATCCAAAAACATTTTAGTGTCGCCGTATTTGTCGCCTAACTCCCGCATTGAGCTTCTAAAAAATTGATTCCTATAGGAATTTGTACTTTCAGAATATCTTATTGCAGCTTCGCTAGGGTTTCTGTATACATTCCTAACACTATATTCAGCGGTATTTAAATTATATAAATTTAATGGTGGTAGTTGCGCTAGTACGCGCGCAGGGGATATAACTGCATCTACGGGAGTAGGGATATTAGACTCATATTCAGCTATAAAGTGTACAATTGCTGCTTTTTTATTCCCTGCTTTAAACTCAGGCATAGTCTTAATATCGTCATAGAATAACTCTGTAAACGTTTTATCAATGCCTGGTTTTGTAAAGCCTAGTGACGCGTTTAGGTCTTTAGCTGATGCTAGGATTTTAGGCTTTTTACCTAACTCATCAGTTTCGTATATTTCTTTAGTAACTGCAGGGCTATCGGCAATTTCATTCGCCAACATATCTATCATCTCGGGCGTAAAGACAACCTTGCTCTCTGCTGTTTCAACCTTGCTAGTACCCACACGGGCTGCACCCTGAACTAATGTAACGATATCCTCAGCTGTTAATGTGCTTGGGTCTATATTTAGTTTGCGTAAGGATGCAAGTACTCCACGCCATAGCTCTTTAAGCCATGCAACAACTTTTTGTTTTTCCTTGGGCTGAGCTTTAAACGGGTCTATACCATAACGATTGACAGCAATTTCTGTAAAGTACGCGACTACTTCTTGTTGATAACGCTCAGAATCAGGCGCTTCACCTGATACGTTAGCCATTCCAACTGCTTCTTTAGCAATAACGTTTTCTAATGCATCGCCGCCTTTAGCCCATGTAAGCACTTGATTAGATAGCTTACCAACTCTAGGAACACCAACTAAATTAGGTAGTCCTATATGGACACCTTGCTCATGCAATATTGTGCCTCTAATTTGATTTTTAGGGATTTGACCAGCAATGTAGTAAGCTTTATTAGTACTAGGGTCTACGAACGCTTTAACTCCACCCTGTTCTGCCTGCTGTTTAATGTCATCAGATACGAGGCCAGTAAGGTCAGCATAGTCATTGACTACAACCGGCGGATTAGTTTTAAGTTGTTGCGGCGGTAATAAGTCTTTTGCTGCGCTAGTAATTAAATTAATACTAGCTGATTCTTCATCAGGTGCAATTGGTTGAGGTGCAGTGGCGGGTGCAATTGGTTGAGGTGCAGCAACGGCAGCGGGTCTATATTCAGCTAATACGTTTCTACCTTGAGCTACATCTTCTAGCGTAACATCCGGGTCGTTTAGTGTGTCAATGTAGTCGTTATACGGGTCTAGGCGTCGCAGCTGTGCAGCTATCTGCTTAGCTTCTACTACATGAGGAAGTGTTTCATCTTGTTCTACCGCTTCAGCAACTGGCTGTTCTGTTACTACCTCTTGCGCTTGCACGGCTTCAGGTGTGGGTGTTTCCATTGGGGCTGTTTCAGAAACAGGTAGTACTTCTTGTGGTTGTACAGTTTCAGCAGCGGGTGCTTCTAATGGGGCTTCAACTGGAGCTGCTTTAGAAACAGGTAGTACCTCTGGAGCTTGCACCGCTTCAATAGGCGCGGCTTTGAATTGCGTTAGCAAGTCTTTATATATAGTAGGTGACTGCGCAGCAACTTGCGCTATTTCGGGTGTGGTCTTAAGTAAGAAGTTCTTAACTTGTGATGGATTTTTAAACGTCCTACCGGACTCACGCATTGTTTGAACTAAAGCAATTGGCTCTAATGCAGGTTGCTCGACAACCGCTCTTGTTTCAGGCTCTCCCACAATACTTCCAGGCCCAACCATTGTAGGTCCGATACCTTCTTCAACTCCTTCGGTAGGCTCAAGTCCTCGTTCTCCAGGTACAGGAACGCCTGCTCCAACTGTTTCACGCTTAATTCTTTCAACATCTTCAGCCTCCTTCTGGTCAGCAATATCTTGGTCAGCTAGCCTCTTAGCGTTCTCTGTTGTTTGCCCCAGTGAAGTATACTTCGTAACTAAGCTATCATACGATTCTCTTTTAGGAAGATTTGCAGTTAACCCTTTAGTTTTCCACGCTTCTAGAGCAGATTGCTTAGCTTCTTCTGCAGCTCGTTCCGGGGTATTAGCAAATTTATTAATTGCATATTCTGCAGCACTTCCGGGGACAGCAAGAGCTCCACCTAATACAGCGCCACCAACAAAACTATCATAGTATTCTTTCCTTGCTTTCTCATCTGTAATAGACAGTCCGGCTTGCAAACGTTCTAGTAATTGCTGGCCTGTTTCTGTTGCGCCTTCTAAGCCCATTATTTTACCAGTACCGAGTGCATACTCTCCGGCTTTAGTTAGCAAAGATTTTTTAGCTAGTTGTTCAGCCACGTTTTCAGATATATCTATACCCGCTTTACCGAATATATTTCTAATACCTGGAATTAATCGGAACCCGTAGATGTCAAGCGCAGCTTGAGGAATGGCAGTAAGACCCGCCGTTAGTAGGTTTGTATCCTCTAACTTTTTATTGTTTTCCATTTGACGAGCAAGGTTACTACCCGCAAATTGAAGTAAAGATGTTGCCCCTGCCGCTAAAGGAACTGTAACTGGAGCTGAACCCAAAGCAGGGGCTGCCATTGCCGCTGCAGCTGGTGCCACCATATACGGCAGAGACCCGAATAACAATTCAGTAGTTTTTTCTAAAGGGGCTTCGGTAAAACTTTTATCTGTAGGTATGTAGGCACGTTCACCAGCAGCACGTAATTCTGCAGCACGTTTTTCTGCTTCTTCAGTGTCTCCTGTTATCTTACCTTTAAGTAGTGCGACATCAGCACCAACGTTATATAGACCTTGCCCAAAAGCGCCCGCTGCAGTGTCGTTAGATGATAAGGGCGCAATAGGTCCTTTAACAGAGGGTACGCCTATAATATTTTCAGGTTCTATCTCACCAAAGATATTTGTTTTTGGCTTATCAGCGGTAGGTGTAGGTTTAGTAATTGGAGTACCCCCAAACTTAGCAGCTAATGCGGCAGTGTCAGATGCAGGGGCAGCTTCTGGTTTTTCTTGGGCTACAGGAACCCCACCAAATTTAGCAGCTAGACGGGATACGTCTGTTTCTACAGGTTCTACAGACTCAATAGCTTTACCACCGTACTGAGCTGCTAACTTTTTTAAATCCATAAATACTCCGTAGCTAAAGGGGTAGTACTAGGAGTTCGCTTTTGTTTTTGCTTTTTTATATGCGTCCAACGATTTTTGATCCGGGAATGAAAACCCATCTAGTACAAACTTATTAGCTGATTGTACCTTATCTACAGGTTTATTACCACCAGGAGCAGGGGCAAGAGCATTACCGCTAAGAAGACTCTTAGCAATCCTAGCTTTTTCATCTGCAATAAGCGTGTCATATTTTGCAATGTCTTCAGGGTTAGCTCTAGATTTTTTCATCATCTCTAAGTTTCTTAAGTCAGACCAACCTTTAATTTCTTTACTTGCGGCAATAGCAGTTTCTATTTTACCCGCAACATCCGCAGATAATTTAGATGTATCAAGGTCTAGTCGGTCTGACCCTGCAATTTTACCCATCTCGTTTGCAGCTAAGTTTGAAGCCTTAGATAAAGTTTGTTCGTTTGCTGGAGCGCCAGCGGCTACAAGCTCTTTATATTTAACATTAGTTAACCAGCGTAGGTCAGTGTTATGTGCAGAGGCAGATGCAATGCGTTGTTTATCTATATCAGTTTTATAGCCGTATTCAGCCTCGTACCCTTTTTGACCCGCAGCATTACGAGCTTCAATGTTTTTATTTTGTGCAGACTCAAAGTTAGTAGCTGCAGTTGCGTATTTATTTTGTGCCCTGTCAATAGCAGCTTGATCGCCGGAAAGTTGAGCTTGTTTAAACTGTTGTCCCGCTGCAGACATATTGAACTGCTGTTTACGCATGTCTTTTTCAGAGTCATTAATTTCTTTTAATGCAGGGATAAGGGCCGTTGTAGTACCTTCACCCGTAATACCTATGCTTCTAGCAAAGTTAGGGTCGCCTTTAGCTAAGCTCTTAAATGCACCTTGCATCAATGCCAAGCCAAATGCTTCTTTCTTCTTATTCTTTAGGCCACCAATTTCTTTTTCTAGGCGGTCACTTTCTGGAGTGTAGATATCTTTAATGCCCGCTTTAGTGCGTTTAGCTTCTTCTTTAGCGATGAGTTCTTCTTCAGTGTATGGTTTGCCTGTAGCAGGGTTTAATGACTGCTCATACAGTGCTTTTTGAATGTCAGATTTATATTCTTCAGGCATAAAGTTAAACTCAGGGGCGCCTTTAACATGTTCTCTTACATAAGAACCCTGTGGACCAGCAAATGCAACGATACCGCCATCAGCCATTTCTTCAGTAGGTAAGTTAGAAGGTAATCCCTCAATGCCTTGCATCTGTTGTGCTTGCTGCATAATCTGGTCTTTAATAGACGGAGCTTGACCACCTTGTTGTGCTTGTTGAGCAGCTTGGGCAGCTTGAGCCTCTTGTGTTTTCATTTGCAATAGCGGAATGCCTATATACTCAGGCACCGTTTTATTTTGCATGGCTTGTTGTAGTTGAGGGATACTTAATTTACCCGCAATTTTTTCTACATTATCAATGCCTGTTACGCCGCCATCAGCATAACCTTTAACCATACCGCCTTGAGCAAGTTTAACAATACCGCCTTCTTTAAGAACACCAGCTTGTTTAGCGCCCGCATACGCAAGAGCCGTATTTGCTGCAGCACCAAATATATTAGGACCTGCTTGGTAGTTCGTAGTAGATGAGCCTTGACCTTGCGTACCACGTATCATGTTGCTTAAGTTTTGCATAACTATGTTCGGGTTTTCTTGCGCCATAGCGTAATTTTGAATTGCTTGGTTGGTGATGTTTTGTTGCTGTTGCTGTTGCTGCGCACCAAATCGATTTTGTTGGTCAAGAATGCTTTGAGCCACTTGATTCTGTTGTGAACCGATATTAGCCAAGTTACTACCTGCTTGATTAGCTAGACCATACCCAGCTTGAGCACCGGATACACCTTGTAAACCAACACCAGCACCTTGCATACCTTGAGCTGTACCTGCTAACTGAGTATTTACACCTTGTAGACCTATACCAGCACCTTGCATACCAAGACCAGAACCCTGCATACCGCCTTGTAGACCTTGTAATGCAGTCCCAATACCGGATAGCCCTAGTTGACCGCCTTGTAAAGCAGTACCTAGACCTGACTGAGCGCCACCTAAACCTTGCACACCTAGGTTAGTACCGTATTGCATTGACTGAATTGCTTTATCGTAAGCTGATTGTAGTCCTAGAGCTTCAATGCCTTGTATTTGATCGTTTAATGCACGTTGTGCTTCTGCATTTTCAATAGCCTGACGTGAGCCACCAAATGCCCCTGCTTTAGCTGCCGCCGCTTGACGACCTGTTTTTTGAATAGCTGCATTACGGTATGCAGAGTCAATAGCTTGTTGGGTTACAGCTTGTTGATATGGAGACATGTACGCTTGCACAGCCTCTGGGTTAGTCGCTAACTGTTGATAAATGTCGCCAGCTGCCGCTTGTTGTGCCGCTAAGTCTTGAGATTGCTGAGTAATACCTTGACCAGTTTGTTGAGCTTGTAAACCCATCTGACCGATTTGTGCGGCTATATCGCCATAACCTGCACCTTGAGCACCGTATTGAGCACCCATATTACCGTAAGCTTGACCGCCAGTAAGACCTATATTTTGACCCATCATGCCTGATTTAGCACCTTGAGCACCGTAGTCATAAGCTTGTTGAGCACTGTTAATGCCACCCATACCTGCAGCACCTGCTAAATCTGTTGCTTGACCAAACTGACCTGGAACTTGTAAATTAGCAGCGCCTTTAAATGACTGCTCTTGCATAGGACTAAAGCCAGCTACATAATCTGCAGGGTTAGCGCTATATGGAACGTACGGTTTAAACCCAACAATATTGCCTTCAGCGTCGAGCTCAAGCAGCTGTTGCTGCGCCATGTTGAATAGATTTGCAGCTTCGTCTTCCATACCCAGAGGTACGTTAGTTGCGTACGATGTAGAAGTTCCACCGCCGCCTGAATAGTATTTAGTACTATCAGCCCAAGCATTTTGGCTACCGTGTAGAATTGGATTGTAATGTCTCATATTAGTATTTCCACTAAAGTGTTGCGTGGTTCAAAATTAAATCGTTGCAAGTATCTAACCATTGAAGGTCTGCACATCGCCTGAATTATTGTAGCCCCTCTTTGAGCTAGTATCTGGCGCATCTGTTCAAATGTATTCTTGCTTGTTACTAGTTTACCGCCAATTGCAGTGATAACTGCTGCCCTATGTAAGGGATAGTTTATAAAGGATATTGTTGCTGCACCATGAATTTTACCGTCTTCGTCTATAGCCACTAATAATAACTGCTGGCCTGAGGTTAAAAACTGTAGTATATGGTCAGCATTGTAACACTTACTCGACTCTGGGTAGGGTAGCCCCTTGTCTACTGATTCTTCTATATACCCTTTAACTAAGTTCCAAATCTGCTGAATGAAGTTAGCATCCACATACCTTACGGTAAGAGTCATTATTTTTTCCCGTATAATCCCGCGCCACCAAAGCCACCACCAAATGCGCCCTGACTACCAGCAGACCCAAATGGAGTAGCCATTCTGCCCATACCACCTTGCATACCTTGCCCAAAAAAGCTTTGTTGGGGTCGAAACTGTTGTGGCTGTTGAAACCGTTGTGCCATGTTACCAAAACTGCCGTAATTTCGAGGCGTAAACGTAGGTTGTTGAGCTGTGCTAAATGGGTTTCTTGTTTGCCCTATACCTACAGGCATAGGCGCTTGGTTTGCAAATTGAGTGTATTGCGAAACCGGACCCATAGCTACACCATAAGTACTTGCGGTACCTTGAGTATTTTGAGCCTTCATTGCGTCCATAGCACCAAGACCAGACTGGTTGCCCATTAAAGAGTAGCCAGGTTGTGCAAAGTCTTTGCTTTGTCCTTGATATACAGGCTGAAAGAACTGTTCGCCTTTAGGGTCTGGACGTGTGCCGCTTGCATAAGTCTCTGTTCTAGAGCGCATACCATACGGATCAGTTTCAGTTGTTGTAGTAGCTTTTGGATTTAAAATGTTGTAAGCCGCATTTATATCGGGAGTAGTCAACATCTTCCCTGACTTAGGGTCTTTAAAATAATAGCTTTTAGTTTTTGGATCGTATTGGATTTGGCCGCCACTTAAGTTAAAGTTTTGCACGTCGGCTACGACTACTTGGCCTGGGGTATCACTTGCTTTAAATCCGGCAGTGCTATAGGCAGTATTAAAGTCTTTTGTTTTTTGGACATTATTGCCAGAGCCTACCCAATAGTAATAGCCATTTTTATAAAGCATTTGGCCAGGTCTAAGTTGCGGGTTTGTACCCTTAGTCCATTTTTGCTCGTCGTTAGATCCTGCTAAGACTTGTGAGCTGTAAGAACCAGACGTAGTTGGGTTTGACTTTTGAGTAGATGTAGTTGGCGTTGTATTAAAATTAGCCATACCATTTATTGTTGCCATAATACTCTCCTACGCTGCCATGTACTTGGCAGGGTTGATTTGTTTGCCTTGTTTGGAATTACCTGTACGGGCTTTACGTACTTTGTTCATCATCTTGTATAAGTGTTTAGCACCTGCATCTGTTGAGCCATTACCCAAGTGAGATACGACGTCTGCAGGGATTACAAACTCACCATCAGCTAAACGAGCAGGCTGTTTTCCGCCTATTGAAGCAGGTATATGGTCTGACATGCCATCACCAGGACCTTTAAGTAATCGACCACCGTCTGAGTAACCACCTAAATCAGAGATGCCACCTGATGCCATCATCTTAACTGACTGACCTAAATAGCCTGCAGCTGGTGCACTGGTATAAGCGTTATCTTGCTGCTGCGGTACTACTTGTATGGCTTGTTGGTCTAATGGACCTTGATTGCTAGTATATGGATTATTTAGTCCAGTACCCATATTTTCCGCTGCTAGTGCAGTAATACCGCCTTCAGCATAGGCATTGGTTGGTCTAAACTTACGCCAGTCGTACTTAAATGGAGATTTTCTTTTTGTAGGAAGCTCTTCGTCAGGGGCAAATAAAGAAGAAGCTACCACGCCGCCACCGATACCTACACCTATTTTTTCTGGGGTAGATAAACCACCATACCAATCACCGAGTCTGCCCATGATGCCTTGGTTTGCTGTGTTACTTGCAACTTCAGTACCACCTAGATTCATTGCGGAATTAGATAAGTCTCGAACTGGAATTAAAGAAGAATTAGCAGCACTTTGTAGGGAGTCTAAACCAGGAGCCATAGGAGCTACAGGAGCAACAGGGGCCGAAGCAAACTTAGGAGCAAAAGTTCTATTAAGGTCTAGATTTGACATTTGGGGTAAATTACCTTGAACCCCTACGCTACTAAGTGCTTGGTTAGCGTTCATACCAAATTCAGGAAGTCCACCGGCACCAGCGCCAGCACTTAAAGCCCCAGTAGAACTAGGAGCAGCAGAACCTATAGCTGCCGTAGTAGGAGCAGTTGTAGCCGCACCCGCAACAGTAGGACCAGCCGCACCTTGAGCAGTGCCACTAGCCGCACCAGAAGCAGGGCCCAATAAAGCTCCACCAACTCCGCCCGCAAGTCCGCCCATCAAAGCGCCTTTAAGAGGGTCTTGTCCAGTAGCTATTGCAGTGCCTCCACCGACAGCTGCACTAATAAGCATTGCTTCACCAATTCCACCTCCAGCCATAGCCGTTACTCCTTAATTTCTATTTTGTCAAATAATAACACAATTATACTTTAATCTTCAAAGCATTTGTTGCTGTATCGCGGTATACATCACCTGGTCGAAGGTTAGCTAACGCTGCTTGTGTAGGCAGTTTTGATATGTTTAAGTTTAGTCCTGATGCCGCTGAATCCCCAGGATTATCTAATTGTGAAAAATACAAACGTAAAATGGTGTTAAGGCTATCAAAATAAGCCCTATCGTAATCAGTAGGCGCATTGGGTAGACGTGGGGCTGATGTTGTTCCTGTGCTCATACCTATCTCCTACCGTCGTTTCTAATGTCAATACGTGGGCTACCTAGCTGCCACGTCGCACCAAGCTGGTTACATTGCACTTTAAATGACATCTGGCGGCCACGAACCCTAACATATATTTGACCTGTAAACTGCTCAATAGGCACCACAGAAGTACGCGTTACATCTGCAAACGCTTCACCACCAACTGAAGGCGGAGTGTTATACCCTGAACCTGAGTTTTGCAACGGTAACAACGTCATAGTAGCTTGAGGGTTAGCCGTAGTAGACCCACGGAATGTAATGTCTGGAATAATTCGCCAGATAAAGCCAAAGTTATGACCATCATCAATATCAAATTCTGAAGAGGTGATGTAAGAGTCGATAGCAACAGTAATACCTGTCTCGTTATTATCTAAACCCTGCTCATGGTTAACAATGTTTTTACTGTAGGTTGCAGCAATAGGGAACTGTAAAATGCCTGAATCAAGCCAAGCTGTGCGACCCATAGTGCCGTAATACCAGATGTCTTCCAAATAGTTATAGACTACGTATTTATCATTTACAGTACTATTAGCTGACGGGTAGAACCACCATACTTCATTAAAGCCTTCGTTAGTACCGGCATAGACCTGTGCACTTTGGAATGCGTTAAAATCTTGGAATATGTACTGACGCAAATCGCAGCGTAGAGTTTGCACACGACCATCGTATTTGTAGAACTTATCTATACCCATCCAGTACGTAACCCCTGATGCAATAGCTATGGCATTTTGCCCCACAATAGAAATGTTATCAGCTAATAAAGTTGCGTTCCATACAAACGGAGGGCCTAAATACTGCATACCATAACAAGCAGAATCAGTAAGCACAAAAATCTCTTGACGAGTTTGGATTGCCGTTATAATTTCTGAGCCGTGAGATATACGTAAGCTACCAGCCTGATTGGTTGCACTTGGTGTCCAGTCGTTAATTAGTTCTTGATCTGACCAGCGAATAAGCATCGGGTCTTGCGCTGTTGAGAAATAGTCGTTGCAACCAAATGCAAACGCAAACCTATTAATGTCAGACACAAATATAAAGTTTTGGATTACAGGAACATCAGTTGCCCCAGTAATTAATGATAAATCAAAGCCTATATTTTCTGTACCGTTAGATGCATCCCAATAATAAATTGCGCCACCACGAGGAGCAAACAGCAAGTCTTCACCAAAGTTAACCTGACTCCATAGGCGGATAGGATCCCCTGTTGCTTGACCGTTGCCCCATGTACCAAAACCCCAAGGGCCTGAACCCCATCCGTTTGAAGGTAACACATATTCAGGACCGGTATTAATCTCGTATTGAGCATAGACAGTACCGCCCCCAGTAGCCGTTGAGGTTGCAGCTGAGTTAGCTGTTATTGTATAAGTGTCTGGGTCTATTACCGCTGTAACTTGAAAAGTGCCATTTAGGGTTAAGCCGCCCACTGCAGTTGCATTGGAGTAAGTCACAAAGTCATTAGGTAATGCACCATGATCTACTTCGGTTACTGTAACTATAGCTGAGGTGTTGGTTGTACTAAATGGGTTTGTAAGCGTTACTGTGTTTGAGACGTATGTAACAACAATACCTAGGCCGCCTAACCCTGTAGCGGTTGCATTTGCTTGAGTAGGTAGTTCTATAGTAAAGGTGTCGTTATCAATGCGAGTAACAGAGAAGTAAGTATTGAAGTATATAAAGTCAATACCAGAAACATTAGTTAACACATTGCTAATAGTAACCCCATCACCTGTTCGAAGGTTTGAACCTGTAGCATTAACTGTAACTGTGTATGAGTTTTCAACCGTATCAAACGGATTATCTAAGGTGTCGTTAGTTAGAGTTTGGTAGCGCAGTGGGGTGATGTCGTTATATACGCCACCCTTTTCAATGTAGAACTTAAGGTTAGTACCTACCCCAATTAGATTTATATTGGCTAGAGTTACCCAGTTCCATAAAGACCGGCAGATGCCTAGGAATGAGTATTGTGAGATGCGTTGCCATCCACCTATTTTTTCAGGTGTGCCTTGACGAAAGCGAATTTTATCGCCATCATAGTAGCCGCCTTCGGTTGTATATCGAGTATTTTCCCGATTAACCCCAGCTTTAAATATAAGTTTCTTTAACGGCATCTTATGCACCCATCATTAATTTTGCTTCATCTCTTCTGCGTAAAGTCAACCCTCTAAGCTCTTTACCACCGGCTTTATTATACTTGAGTAGACTTTCAATAGCACCTTCTTTATCCCCGCGATTAAGTTTCTGACGGAGTTTGCTTCGCTGAAGTGTACCAAGACCGAGATTAAAGCTAAAGCTAACAAGAGCATCAAACTCACCTTGTGTAAGTTTTGCAGATATATAACGTGTAACCCCGCGCTCAAATCGTGCGACATCCTTAGCCAATATTGCGTCAATTTCTGCTGCCTCTAAAGTTCTATTCCAGCTATCAGGTAAGCTAAGCCCATCACCAATAAGGTGGCCAACACCCACAGTCCAAAGCCCAGCAGGGCAACGATACGGTTTACGCTTGATTCCTTCATATCGCTTTATTAGGTTTAACCCTTGTTGCGACGTTTTCATTTTTTACTAAATGCTTGAGTACCAAACCAGAAGGATACAACCGATGCCCAGATTATTTGCGTGTCGTCATCCCATAAAGCATTAACTACAGTCAGGTACTCAGTACCTGTTTTTACGGCATAGTAACATCCAAATAGGTCAATAAAGACAAGAAGACCAAACAAGCCATAAGTAATGACAGGACGAACCATAGCTCGCGCATTAATGACCCAAGTACTCGCACCTTTACTGATTTCAATGTCGTGTTGATATAACGCTGCGCGTTCTTGAGCTTGGGTAGTAAGTTGAATTTCATCAAATTTAATCTCCTCTAAGTCTTTCTGAAGGGTAAAACCTGCTTTCTGTAACTCTAGTTGCTGTTGGAATTGCAGTTGCGCCATTTGGATTTCATGCTTGTTATCAGACCTGTTTTGAAAGAAGTCTAATAGCTTAGGTACGCCGCCAGATAGGAAGCTGACTACTGTGGTTAAAAGTGTAAACATTATTTGCTCCTTTGCTTTTCACGTTCTTCAAGAAGTCTAACCTGCACTTGCAGTTCGCTAATCTTCTGCATTAAGTCTTCTTTCATTAATGCTCTGCGTTCAGCGCTAATAGGGCTGTCAGTAGGAACGCCTTGATCCGTAATAAGGATAGGCATCTTAGATTTAATATGAATCAGGTCTGCTTGCATAGAGTTAACACTGGTAATCATCCAACCTATAGCGGCTACGACGACTGGAAACGCCATCTGCATTACTTTTTCAAAGTTCATCTATATGTTCCTCGTCTTCTCGTAGTATTTCCGCTTCTGCGATGCAATAATCGCACGTCTTGTCGTCGCCTTCGTAATTAGGGATATAGGCTGTCCCGCATTGGATACACTTAGCTACGTGTTTTAACAACGACTTCTGACTCATTACACTTGTGCAGTAATTATTGCAGTTGAAGTTTTTTTATCTATGGTCATGTACCCACTACAGATAATATTGTAGTCAGTTCCATTCTCATCTTTTTCGTCTTTTATAGGCACGGTAATGCTTAAATGCTTAAACAAATATTCTTTACCATTCTCAAATACTCGCCAAACATGATCCGCTGTACCTCTTCCTTCTTGCCCACGAGACTTGTTAAATCTTATGCTGTACTTGTTCATATAACTTCTGCTGCGGGCATAGAACATGCTGTTTGTGGTGCGAATTGAACAGCTAAATTAAAATGGACAAACTTAATAGGTTTATCGTTTGCATGTCGTGTAAATGAATGAGGCATCCAAGCATTAGAAAATATCATAAGTCCTGGCTTAGCTTCAAAATTAATCATGTTACTACCAACTGTTGCGGCACTCGGATCCTGCTCTGGTAAATTAAGCTGCACTTTACCTGGCCTTGGGTCGTGAAATACTACACGTGACGAACCTTCTGGCACTTCTAAAAAATAAAACCCAACAATCTGCACGCCATACCCATGCACATGTTGCTCCATTGAGGAATGCTTATAGTGCTCTTGCGCCCACATTTCAGTAAATGTTACTACTTTATCTTGCATAGCATACCCTTGTTCATTTAGGATATTCCACGCGGTAGCACCTACAAACTCCGTAAACCCGATAGCTCTTGGGTCAGCAAAAAAGTTGTCGCTCATATAAACTGGGTAAATCTCATCCAGTTTTTGTTCTTCATGTCGTACTACTAGTGATTCTTCTGATACTTCTGTTACTGCTTTTAAGAAATCCGGCCGTTCAATTAAGTAAATAGGGCATGGGAAATGGTACGCTACATCTAGTTGTGTTGTTAATTCCGTTTTTTCTACTACTTTTTTAGAATTCTTTTTGGCGCTTGTAGCCATTGTGTTCTCCAGATTGGGTTAAACCTACTTAGTGTAGGTCTATTTATACTACTACACTTTCATCCCAAGTCCAACTGGTTACGTTAAATGTGTAAGCTTTATCATCATTAGGGCGTGTAGGCACTAACTTCCAATTGTTATCAGCACCTGACCAAAGATATGTTTCACCTTCTGCTACAGGGAATGGATACGCTACTGGCGGTACAAATACACAGGTTACTTCGTCAAAAGTCCACGTAGTAAAATTAGAAGCATTAGGTCTTTTAGCCCAAGCATCTTTTACACCTTGTTGTTTAGCAGCTTTTTCTGCTGCAGTCATAGGGCGCACTGCCCATACATCTTTCCACATACCATCTACTTTTTGATAGGTCGGATCTTGTGATTCAAGTAATTCATAGACACCAGGCACAGGGCGTTCTACACGTTCAAATGGCTCCCAGTGTGCTGGGATATTACCAAATGCCTGTAAAAGATTGTCTTCAAAAGCTGGATGGTTTTTAACTTGACCATTTTCTGTTTCAATATAAAGTTTCATTACTACTCCTTAAAAATTAAGCGCCTACATTAGTTGATGGAAATGATGGGGTACCGCGTGTGCCACCTACGCACCATACAATACGTACTGCTCCAACCGCCCCTGCACCGCCAGCAGAAGCACTAGAATACCCGCAGCAAGTTTGTCTGATACCAGCACCGCCACCACCTCCACCAAATGAGCCTCCAGCGCCACCAGTATAGCTAGCACCATTTTGCCCATTAGCACCGCTAGAGCCAGTTACGCCGCCAAATCCAGAACCTGGAGATGAAGAGCTACCTCTAGCCCCTCCTGTGCCACTTGTTCCCTGACCAAGCAACCCCACACCGCCACCAGCGCCGCCGCCACCCCAAGCTGGAAGTGCACCAGGAAAGAATCTACTGCCAGAACCACCACCTCCACCGCCGCCGCCAGAACCAGCCGAGCCAGCAACACCGCAACCACCAGTAACAAGACCACCAGCACCCCCATTTCCACTATATCCTCCAGCGCCACCACCTCCAGAACCACCAGCAGTACATATGGCACACTTGCGACCGCCAACGCCTCCTGCACCTCCGGTTCCAACTATTACTGCGCCACCAGCAGGGTTAAAATTGCCACATTTGCGCCCTGCGCCTCCACCTCCAGCCGACACAAGTGTTGAACCAAAAGAAGATGTACCACCAGCATTTCCAATAGAACCAGCATTTGCCGCCTGCCCTGCTCCACCATTACCAACAACGACCGTATAAGAAGTTCCAGGTGTTACGCTTATTGCATTGACATAAGAAAGGGCGCCACCACCGCCGCCAGTACCTGTAGAACCAGAAGTATTTGAACCCGCACCGCCACCGCCACCACCGACAGCTACAACAGCGACTGATGTAACACCAGTAGGAGCTACCCACGAGAACGTACCGGCAGTTGAGAATGTTGCACAAGTTTGAATAGCGACAGTAATACTATTAGATGGCGCACTAGCTCCACCTGTACCTGCACCGTTTGTTGCTCTTACTGTAAATGTATAAGCCGTTCCGTTAGTCAACCCAGTTACAGAAATAGGAGATGAAGCTCCAGTACCAGTAATACCCCCAGGGCTTGATGTTGCTATATAAGATGTTATCGCAGCACTACCTATATCCGTAGGAGCAGTAAATGCAACTGTTGCAGTACCAGAACCAGCTGAACCCGCCGTAGCAGTACCGATAGTAGGTGCACCTGGGCTTCTAGGCCAAATGCCTTGTCGGGTGTAATTTTGTGCTTGGCATACTGTCCATACGCCTGATGCCGCAGTTGTCGTCGGAGTAATTGGTGTACCCCGAATAATTCCACCTGGATATTTTTTACTCATTTATAAATTTCCTGTATTTGTTGATGGGAAGCTACGTGTTGTGCCAGGCCAGATGATACGAACTGCACCTCTACCAGAACTTCCTCCTCCACACGCAGGGGCGCCACCGCCACCACCACCATAAGTACCGGCGCATTTAGTTGAGGTAGACGTCCCACCAGAACCGCCTCCGCCGTTTGCAGTACCATTTGCGCCTTGACCTAATATACCTACTCCGCCGCCGCCTCTAGCTACAAAACTACTGGCATTACCGCCGCCACCACCACCACCAGAACCGGCTGATCCAGACCCACAACTTATTCCACCGTTGCCACCATTACCAGCATATCCTCCAGCACCTCCACCTCCGCCGCCAGTAGCGTTTCCTCGACTTCCGCCGTTTCCACCACCATCATAAACGCCACTAGGAGAGCCTCCGCTGCCACTACCACCACCAGCCGTCATTGTTCCAAATAAAGCGGTAAAAGAAGATGCTTGCCCACAAGTACCACCACCACAACCTCCGGTTCTGAGAGCGGCAACAACAACCGAATAACTATTACCTGGAACTACAGTTATGTTGTTTTTGTACGCCAACGCGCCGCCACTGCCACCAACACCACCAGCAAGATAACCAGCTCCAGACGCTCCAGAGCCAACAGCTACAACAGAGACAGATGTGACACCAGCAGGGGCAACCCAAGAAAACGTACCAGCAGTTGTATATGCTTGCTGACCTATAACAGCAGGAGTTGCAGAATTAGAAGCGGCACTCAACGGGCCTGTACCGTTTGTACCCGTTGCCCTTACCCTAAATGTGTATGCCGTTCCAGTAGTTAAGCCTGTTACAACCACAGGAGAAGAAGCATTAGAGGCTGTAACACAGCCAGGAGTTGATATAGCCGTGTAAGACGAGATACCAGAAGGAAAAAGTCCTGTGCAAGCTGGGGCTGTAAAAGCAACCGAAACAGAAGTTGCAGATGCGACAGTAGCCGTACCAATAGTAGGTGCACCGGGTGTTGCTGGCCAAATGTTTTGACCCCTAGCTTGAAATTGTTCTGCTGCGTTCCAAATTCCAGAAAAATTAGGCATTATAAATCTCCAGTATTTGTTGATGGGAAGCTACGTGTTGTGCCTGGGTAAATAATACGGACTGCTCCACCACCACCAGCACTTTGACCGCCTCCACCGCCATACAGTGTACCCGATCCGCCCGAACCAGCTCCACCATTAACGCTACCTGATGTACCTGCTGTACCGTTTGCGCCTTGACCTAATATACCTACGCCACCGCCATTACCTGCTGCACTTCCGCCACCGCCACCGCCGCCACTACCTGCAACTGCTGTTCCTGATGCAACACCGGTACCTCCATTACCAGCATATCCGCCAGCCCCGCCAGCCCCACGAGGAGAAGTGCAATATTGCCCGGTACCCCCATTACCTCCGCCTGTACCTGTAAAGCCACCTCCACAGTTAAAGGATCCACCACCACCACGAACTGTGCTTGTGTTTATAAAATAACTACTTGATGCATTTGCCCTAGTAGGACTTCCTTGACAACTAGCGTAAGCTCCACCACTAGCAACAACTACAGTATACGAACTGCCTGGGGTAACTGCTTGGTTATTTCTATAGCCTAAACCGCCTCCACCACCACCACTATTATATCCAGGGTCGCCACAATTACAGTATTGGTTTCCTAATCCGCCACCGCCACCGCCAACAGCTACAACTGAAACAGAAGTAACCCCCGCAGGAGCAACCCAAGTAAACGTACCAGGTGTTGTATATGCTTGTTGACCTATAATAGCAGGAGTTGCGGAATTAGAAGCTGCACTAGGAAAACTTGGCCCAAAAGCGTTAGTTGCTATAACCCTAAACGTATATGCCGTACCTGTAGTTAAACCTGTAATCGTCAAAGGAGAAGATGCACCAGAAGCAGTTCTTACCCCGCAGTTTGCGTAGGCTGTATAAGACGAGATAGCCCCACCGCCAATACATGAAGGGGCAGTAAAAGCAACAGAAACAGTAGTTGCAGATGCAACAGTAGCTGTACCGATAGTAGGTGCGTTAGCGACTCTTAATGGGTTATAACCAGGCAATATAATGCCAGCTTGTCTGCTCCAGGCCATAAATTACTCCTAGCTAATATCTTCGTAGCTAATTGAATATGTTAGCGCACTACCTGTACCTGAAGTAACTGAAATTGATGTGCCTTCTTGTAAGTAAATAGCTGAAGTTTTATCAACTGCAATTAAAGAAGCAAACGCAGGGACAGAAACAGTACTTACGATTGGGAAAGCCGTACCGCCAGCTGGCGCTGAACCTTGTGCTACCGCACCGTTTGTATAGATTGAAACTGTAGCATTTGCTGCTGAAGCTGTTGTATTAGCTACTACAATTTGATTTATTTTAAATACTTTATTACTAGCTGCAGCATTAGGTAAAAGAACCACTGCAGTTGTACCTGTTGGTACGAAATACGTTGTGTTGCCGAAAATACTCGTTACGGCTACGATATTTGGGTTTGCCATTTATTACTCCTTAGAATCCGAAAACCATTGCAAATGTTATTGATTTACCTGCCGATATCCCTTCGTTAGGTACGCTACTAGTCCAATCCAAATTACCTGCCCCATCTGTAGATAAAACTTGTCCAGCTGTACCATCTGCTGCCGGCATTATATAACCTGAATCTTTAATTATTTTACCCGTAGATCCGTCAAACGTAGCAAGTGTATTGTTAGCAGCAGAGGTAGGGCCAGTTACATCACTAATAATAGTAAAATCTGTACCATCCCATGCACAAAATGCTGCAACGTATGATTGAATCTGAACCCCTGTAGTAGCTGAACCCTTAAGCACAACAACATCATCAGATGTGTTAATTACAACATAAATTTTACTACTACTAGGTGCAATAATATTTCTTGGTACACCAGGATTTCCCGTAGGTCGCAGTATCATCATGCGAGCTTGGTTTGTAGCCCCAGACCCTGTAGTAGTTAAGGTCCAGTTACCCGAAGTAACATCAGCTGTTGCAAAACCTGCGACTGAATCTTCAACTAGGCTTGTAACGCTATCGTTAACAACATTACCCCATGTCCCTGAAAGTTCTCCAGTTACCGGTAGGGCTAGTCCTAATAGCGGTGAATATTGTGTTGTCATAAAAACCTCAAGTATTTATCTGTGTCCAGTCAGGATTTTGTGCATCGTTAATTACCGTCCATCCTCTAATTAATACAGTTCCTACTGCGCCTACTGCACTAACACCTGTTACGACTGCTCTATCATCTACACGAATTGTAACACTTCCAACTGCGCCAGACCCAAAAAGTCCGGTTAATGAAGGCGTTATTTTAGTAACTGCACTACCTACATTAGCTGTACCTACAACCCCAGTAGTAATCCCGTTGCCATTATATACTGGTAAAAGCGTTCCTACAGCACCTACACCTTCTACGCCTGTAACAATACCAGCATCATTTATTTCAACTGTTACAGTTCCGACGCTAGCTGTACCTTCAACCCCAGTAAGCGTGTATTTTACTAATATCCCAATAGACCCAACTGCACCTGTACCTGCTACGCCTAGTGGTGTTCCTTTTGGTATACCTTTAACAGTTCCAACAGAAGCCGTAGCCTCTACGCCGGTAAGTAATATCGCGTCACTAACCGAGATTACTACTGTACCTACTTCACCAGTAGCGCTAACCCCAATAACTTGTCCTGAACCACTAGTACCACCAGCGGATGCAAACGGCGCTCCTGAAAACGGTACGGTACCGAACATATTTCTTTATCCTATAAACCGTTTAGAATTGACAATGCATTTACATAAGCTTTACTTGCTGCAGTTGATGTTTGCCAGCTTGGTGCTGAAGTCCCGTTAGATGTTAGTATCTGACCTGATGTACCGTTAGCAATGAACGCTGTAGTTCCTGAACCCGTTTGGTATGGTATTTGACTTGCACCACCCCCAGCTAAATTAGTAGAAGTTGTTGCTGTTGTAGCTGAACCTACTGAAAGGCTTGACTGGTTTGTAAATGTAGGTGCCCCTGTACCGCCTGATAATAATACCTGGTTTAATGTGCCCGCAGCTGTAATCGCATATGCAGTGCCTGTACCGTAAGTAACACCGCCCGCTGTTGGTGTATCCGTTGAATTAGTACCACCCGCAGATATAGGTAATGTGCCTGTAGTTAAAGCTGAAGTAGATGTTGAGAATACAGCCTTATTTGCAGTAAACGATGTTAGCCCTGTACCACCTACATCTGTACCGACAGTAGTAAACCCTGTACTTAAAGCACCTGCAGTTAATGTACCAACCCCAGTAATGCCTGTGTAGGAGCCTGATATACGCGCAGTATTTACTGTGCCACTTGTAATGTTGTTCGCATTGGTTGTATCTGTTGTGGCTGATGCCGCTAGCCCTGAAACTGCACTAGACGCAATTGCAATATCTGTATCGGCTAAGGCTGTTAGTTGACCTTGCGCATTAACTGTAGCTGTTAAAGTCTTGCTTGCTAAGCCATATGATGCAGGGGTTACAGCTGTGTTTGTAATGCTAAACTGAGTGCCAGCTAGTGTTAAACCTGTGCCAGCGCTATAAATTTGAGTTGCACTAATCTGAGTAAACGTAATGTTAGTTGTACCGAAAACGATTGTGCCTACTGTATTACATGTATATGTTTCGCCAGCGCCAGTAGTACCTTGCTGCACAAAGAAAGTAGAGCCTTCACCTAATGTATTTGGGCTAGTTAAACCAAAAGTGTTTGTGTCAGAAGAACGAGTTAGTACCCAGTTAGTTGAGCCTGAACCCACACTAGTTACTACATACACACCGTTTTGCGTTTGATCTGTTTGTTGATACACCAAAACACGATCAGCTACACTTACTGTAACGCCATCAATAACCAAGGCAACTTGAGTTCCTGCATTAGTAAGTGTTGCACCTACCCCACTAGAACCGTTGTTATATGTTGCATTTAAGTTAATTGGAGACTCAACGCGTACCGGTTGGTGGAAGTGTATTCCTGATGCTACCAATGTATCTACATACTGTTTAGTTGCTACTTGAAGGTTAGTAGTAGGGTCTTGAGTAACAGCTACAGAAGTTAATCCACCTAGTGTAAGTGATGTCTCACCTAGTTTAATGGCAGTTGTACCGATAGTAACTGGTATATTTGAGTACCCTACTGCGTCTTCGTATATTGCTTTTTCTGAAGGATAAGTTACAAATACTTCTTTATCACCAATACCAAAATTTGTTTTAGTTGTACCCCCAGCACTTGAGGCTAATACCGTATCACGGCTTAGTGTAGTTCCAGAAGATGTGTACGTGCCAATACCTACTTCCCATTCGGTTACACCGCTGGCTGTATTGTTAATGCAGTAATAAGTAGTATTGCCATCACCTATAGCGCTAAAACCCTGGAACCCTGCATAAGCAGCGCCAAGCGTAATTGTGCCTTGACCCGTAGAGATGGATAATACTTTAACTCTATCTTTAAGAACTAGTGCCATAGAGCACTCCTAAATTAAGCTATACGAATAATGGCTGTTGCCGCTGCAGCTGCTGGAAATTGCACAGTGAAGTCACCTGAACTTACTTGTTGGTCGCCACCAAAGCTTAACACCGCACAAGCTGCACCTGATGCTGAGCTGTTATATATCAATGCACCAGCTGTAATAAATGTAGCCGCTGACCAAGTTACGTCTGCAAAATCAGTAAATGCTGTTGTGCTTGATGATGTTGGTGTTACAGCTGCTAATGTTTTACCTGGACGATCATAACCACCTACGCCGTTAGCAAGTTCATTAACACCCATTTGTGAGTAGTTAGTTGTAGCATTATTATAAGTAACATCTGTACCCGCAGCTGAGCCAACGAATAAAGCAATATTAAATGTGTTGCCACCTGGGTTTGAGAAGTTATGTGTTGCTTTCATTAGCTCGACTTTAAAGCTAGTCGGCATTGAGTTAGTAATGGTATATGCCATGTTAAATCTCCAATAATTTAATTAATTCAGGATGTCCCGCTTCAGTAAAGCGATTAATAAGAGTGGTGTTGCGAGACTCTACGGCTCGTTTCATATAAGAAACCAATACACTACGCACTTGATCCCTGAAGGCTTCTGCTTGATCTCTAATGACTGGGTGGGACTGATCCCCGACAGATATGATTCTGTTTAATGCTTGTTCTGCTAATTCTTCTGGCGTGAAACCTCTGTGGTCCACTTTGTGGACTAGAACTGTACCTAAATCTAATGCGCCTGCTGCTCCAAACATATTATGATGACCTTATAATTGCGCTATCTGGTAGATTAGCTGGAAATGTTATAGTTAATGTCTGGTTTACTACAGTTTTATCAGACCCAAAATCAAGTACTGCTATTGACTTATTACCTTTTGATGCATTATATATTAAAGCACACCTAGCTGTAAATGTTGCATTTGTCCAGTCAATATTATCAAAACTTATGTATGCCGTGTCGTCAGCCGCGTTTACGGTTGCATTTTGTAGCTCTTTACCACCTGCTGTATAGCCTGTACCCACAACTTCATTAGTTGAAGAGTAAACTGTGGTAGCCTGTGTAAGCATTACATTACCTGTATACAAAGCAATATAGATGCTGTCCGTTAGAAAGTCGTGTACGCCTTCATACAGTTCTTGTTTAAAACTTGTTGTTTGGCCTTGGTTTATCATTACATCACTTTCATTCTGACTTGACCGCTACGGTATGCATCTTGACGGTCTTTACCATCACCCAATTGTTTGAGCAAGAACATAGCTTCGTCGTAACGTTGTCTGTAGTTAGCCATTAGGTCAGGTTCGCCCTTCATAAACGTATAGGCTTCTAGTATTGAGCCGTATAGCAACGCTGAGTTGAAGTTGTCACCTAGCCATGAAGTACCAGAAGTAACTATAGATTCTGGGTAGTAGAAGTAGTGTAGTTCAGCAGTTAAGTTTGCATTAGGCGTAGGGCCAAGAATAAAGGTCAACTCATTCGGGTAATTAGACTGAGGACCAAATATCGCGTAGTACTTCGGAGCGCCTGTGTCTGTAGGGTTTGGGTATGCTTCTCGAATGTAGTTAACGTCTTTATTAAGCAAATACTCGTATGACTCATTTGCAGTGCCAAACCCCGAAATAACCGCTAGAGAAAACACAGAAAGAAAGTCACTAGGAGCCGCCAAGTATTTATTACCTGAGGTTAATGCCCCTGTTACGTTTTTGCGTAGTGCCGGAAGCTGTACCGTATTGTATATGCGTTGTTCTGCATTCTCTACAAACGTAGCAAGTTCCGTTGACGTAAACGTATTTTCTGTGTAGTCCTGTATTGCTGCGGTTAATTCTGCGTAGTTCATCTACTATCCTTAGGCCATAGGGCCGCGAGCCTTAATACCTTTAGTTGCTGCACCGTAACCACGAATTGTAATACCTTCAGTTTTAACTCGGTTAGCACCTGGATCACTTGCACTTACGCGCATAGCCGGAGTATTTTTCTCTATCTCTTGAGCTTTCATGCGGTTAGGATCTTTTTTATATTAAATATCCGCACTGTTAGGGCTGCTCATTGGCTGCTTATATACACCAATATCGTTACCACCACCAGCTGGGAATTTAAACCCTGAGTAAGAACTCGCGTCTTTATTCTCTTTAGCATTACCTAATGGGTAAGCATCAGGTCCTGTTGTTTTTGGAAAGTCATTTTTAGCCATGATTAACCTTTCTTTTGAGCTGCGATTTTAGCTAAGCCGCGACCCATCTTTTTCATATCTAAGTTAGTTTTGCCACCTTTGCTACCTGTAGCTTTAGGGCCGTTTTCGATTTTAGCTGTAGGGCCTGAGTTACCTAAGTTTTTACCTTCTGTCTTACCCTTTTTTGCAATGCCATCTGCACCTGATTTATATGCCATGTTGTTACTCCTTAAGAAATTGATATTGTTACTGTACCTACAAATGTTACTGAAGCCAAGTAGTTTGGTGTTAGTACTGCATCAAAGAACCTAGCGCCGCCTACAGGCGCCCAACCCCATTGAAACTCACGGCTACCACCTTCTGGTGTACCAAAGTCCCCAGTATTAGTAAGTTGCAACCCATTAAGCCCTGACTGATAATAACTCAAATCTGGCCTTGGTTCACGAACTGCTTGTGGGTCATACACCGGATACATACCAAGTTGCAATTGCGGATGGTCTGGGTTCCAGCATTCCGGGCAAGCTTTAATACTTACTTGCTTAGTCTTAATCGTAAGCTTACGTAGTTCAGTTAACTTATATCTCTGTCCACAAATATCGCACTCGGCAATACTGTTCTTACCAGATGCGTATTTAATACCCATTGTACTTACCTATAGTAGTTCATGCTACGAGGCACAAAGCGCACATTAGCTTTTTCACGGTCCTCTTCAGCGGCTAACTGGAACTGTTGTTCGTATTCTTGTTTTAAACCCACTACTCGATCCATAGGCACATCGGGTAACTTCATGCTCAAATAGTAAGCTAGACCTGCAACCATGCACGTTAAGAAACGGAATGGGATATCTTGTGTTGAAATACCTGTACCTGCATCTTGGATACGACGCATACGCCAATAAACAAATCTGTAGTACGGTTGTTCTAGTGTACCTTGGTCGGGCGCAGGCCATACGTTAATGGTTGGGTAGTTAATTCCATCAGGCGTTGTAGCACCAGACTGACGATTAATCCATACCTGAATAGGGCGCCCTGTTGCATTTTTATTTGGTATTGTAGAATAAGTTGATTCGCTGATTCTATTGATGTTTAGGTCTTGTTGGTTTAAGCCTGAGCCTGTACGGGTTACTTGGTCTAATAAATCAATGGTATCTACCGGTAGGTCGTAAACAATCTGACCCTGCACTAACGGGATGAAGCCTTCTTCAATTGTCCATAGGTTGATGCCACGGTTTGCCCACTCAATAGTAAGCAAGTTCATTGAACGACGAGCAGTACGGAAGTCATAGCCAGTACGTAGCTCTTTGCCGCAACGTTCAAACGCTTCTTCTATAAGGTCATTAACTTCTAAGTTAAATACTGCGGTACCCGTAGTTGCCATATATTTTTACCAATTAATTACTACGTCAAATATGCCTAAGCTTACTATAACGTAATTGTTGTCTTCTACTTGCTCGTATTGAACACCTACTACAAAACCACATATCAACCCAACGCTAAATAAATGCATCATTTTACCTTTCTAAATGGCTTAACCTTGCTTTTAATCTTAGCAGGCTGGGCTACGAACTGTTTGCCACTTGCCTTGCCTTCTCGTTTTGCTTTGGTTGTCGCTGCGTATTCTGCAGGAGTCAATGCTTTTATTGCTTTTTCTGGTAGATAGCGTTCGCCAGTGTCAGATGATTTCTTGCCTGACTTAGTAGTCCATTTCTGGTCTCCCCAAGCTTTTAAAGACCTCTGACTCTTAGCTAATGCACTCATTTATATCCGCCACCTGCGGCTTTATACTTTTTAGCTACTAACTGCGCTTTACGGGCTGACCATTGGCCTGCACCTGTACCGTGTGTTGCAGCTGCTTTAACTTGCGATACTATACGCTTTCTTAAACTAGGCTTTGTGTAGTTACCGGCAGCATTAACGTTTTTACTCGCAGGGAAGTTTACCTTGCCACCCTCTTTATATTGCGTGAAGTCTGTATCGTCACGACGAGGTTTTTTAATTCCCTTAGGCATTTTACTAGGGGCTATTGCGCCCATACCACGAGAGGCTCGCATGATTACACCATTTTCCCACGTGTTTTACCACGTTGAGCACAGCCATCAGCACGACTAGAAGCTGAACCGCCTTTAGACATTTTTACACAGCCACCTTTTTTGTAGCCACCGTAGTTAGTCATTTTGTTAATTTTAGCTTGAGTGCTATCAGGTTTTTTCTTGTCCTGTTCTTTCATCTCAGCAGCAGCTTTAGCATTCTGCTCAGGCGTACCTAGCAATGCTTCTTTAGCTTTTGTGAACATGCTTTTTTCTTTATCTTTAGTGTCAGCCATTAGATTATCCGTCCTTTTGTCTTACCTTTAGTAGCGCAACCATCAGCACGAGATGAAGCTGAACCGCCTTTAGCCATCTTAGTACAGCCGCCTTTTTTAAGGGCTGTTAGGTCAGTTTTCTTGCCACCGTGCATTTGTTTATCATGCATGCCAATAGCTTTTTTAGCCATTTTTTTGTCCATCTTAATATCTTCGTGTTTCATAGTTTCACCACCTTCGTTAAATTTTTTGCCTTTATCGGCTTGGTTGAACTCTTTGGCAACCTTGGTAGGTATGCCTACTTTTTTAGCGAAGGCTGGGTTATGTGCAGCTGCCGCCATGAAGTTACGTTGCTTTTTAGAACTACTCGGCATCTACGTGCTTCTTATATTTAGCTTTTACTGTCTTAACCCAACCTTGTACTGTTTTAGATTCCCAGATACGGATTGAATACCAGCCAATTGAGAACAATGCAGCAATAGAAGGAAGGAGTTGATAGAGTGACCCTACCACCAAACCTATTGAAGTCCAATCCATTACGTTCTTCGTGTGCTCGTTAATTTCGTTTACGTGTTTAAGCATTAGCATTTCCACCTTTTTAGTGAGGCGGCTTTCCTTGTCGGACGGCCTTGTTCATCTTTCATAGGGCCCGGCATTCCTGACATACGTGCACAGAATGACTTCTTACGTGGACCACCTTCTGGTTGTGGGGCTTTTAGATTAGACCCCGTGGCTTTGTTGTATTTAGCACGACCTTTAGCAGTGAGGCCAGCCCCTTTCGAGACTGGTAATTTCTCACCCCGACCTACAGCTAGTGATGGATTCTTCTTAGCCATAGAACACCGTTGTGTGCACATCAGCTGGTAAAAATACCCTAATGCCGGTGTGCGCAAGAATGCCTTCACCTGGAATAACAACCGTGTATGCTGTTGCGTTACTTGCGTCAGCTTGAAATAAAACATCATTCCAAACAACTACGTTACCACTAGTGGCTCCGCTGTTTGCAACTGTTACAGTAAATACGTTTGCGTTTGTAACTGTTTGAACTTGATAAGGGTTATCAGCTAAATCCCAGTCAAGGTATACCCAATCACCAGCAGATAAGCCGTGATTTGCTGCAGTTATTGTAGCTGTTGTAGTAGCTCTTGCGTAAGTGCCTGAAATACTCACGTTATCTACAAATACTGAATACGCAGTAGCGCCAGTGAACGGAAACATTACTGCGCCTTTTAGTCGTGTGCGTTCAGAAACCATGAGTCCAGAAACACCTGCGTGTTTTGACTTTACATCATATTGCATTCCCATAATTAATCTCCTTAGATTGAAAGCGGGGCCGAAGCCCCTAGATTAATTAGGCAGTAAATGTAGCGTAAGCTGGAATGTAGTAAGTAGTACCGTCAATTCTAACTTTAATTACTTTAGAAGGGCTGGCGGCAACTGCACTTGCTGTTGGAGCTACTGTAGCGGCTGGGCCTGTTTCGATATTCAAGAAGTTTTGAACTTCACCAGTAGCTGAACCTGAGTCAGATACACGGATAAAAGCAGAAGTAACAGGAAGTGTAGCGTTAACTGTGTAGTTAGTATCTAGTTGCAATACAGCTAAAGTACCGCCTGGAGAAGCTTCAGTACCGCCTAAGGTTGCGCGTACGGCGTTTGCTGCACCTGAAATTGAACCACCTAAGTTAATATCTGCAGAGATATGAGCGCCGTTTGTTGTTTGACCAGCACCTTGGTCGCCTGTAACTACTGAGAATGCGCGTAATGTTTCACCGGCACCAGCAGCTGCAAATGTTAATTTATTGTATGTTAAGCGTGTATCGCCAGTTGCGGCTGTTGTAGTAGCATATGAAGAGTTGATGTTTTGGGCTGTTGTTACGACGATTGGGTCTGTTGCTGTACCGCCAATGAAGCCATTTAAAGACGCGACTGGGCCGCTGAACGTGGTTTTTGCCATGATTGAAATCCTTTGTGTTATAGCACATCCTCATACAGTCTCTATAACGTCAGCTAGGTCTGTCTGTACGAGTAAAATAATCCTAGACGTACTGACTTTATACTATTATATTAGAGGTTAGTCAACTACTTGTTGAGATATTTATGCCATTTAAAGATCCGGCAGTTCGTAAAGCCAAAGCAAAGCTCTATTCAAAAAATCACTATGAACTTAATAAGCCAGCGCAAATAGAACGAGTTAGGATAGGTAAGATTAAGAAACGAGTTCAATGGGAAGCATATAAGGCCACACTTCAATGTGCAAACTGTGGTGAAAACCACCCCGCCGCGTTAGATTTTCATCATTTAGTAAAAGACCCTTCTAATAGAAAGATAAGCGAACTAGCTCAGAATGGGGCTTATAAGTTAGCCAGGGAAGAAATAGAAGCTAAGTGCATAGTGCTCTGTGCAAACTGCCACCGCAAACACCACCACGAAGAACGTCAATTAAAAGAAGGTCAAATTACAGAAAGGTAGGCGTAGATTCGGTAGTTGTTGCATGTAACGCAGAAAGCCGAAAAACTCGTTACTTACTACATCCTCTAGTGTCGGCTTAACCGCCTAAAAGTTTATAATAACAAATTTGTTATTATTTGTTCATTACGTACATTGTAACTTCAAAGCCAAAACGCATTTCAGTAGCTGCTGGTGTAGTCCACATGATATTAGTCCTTAACGAATAACAAGCAAAATTGCTTGTATGTAATAATCCGCCTAATATTCAACACAAACAATACAGAAAACCATTAAAAAAGGGGACCGAAGTCCCCTTAGTGTTACGCAGCTAAAACTTAGCCTTGTGAACCGAACATACCTAATGGATCTGACCAACCGAATGAATAACGCTCACGTGATTTATAACGTACGTTACCTGTGTCGAAATCACCGTCCATTGAATTGGTTAGTGGAGTACGAACAAAGTGTTTCATGCCGTTAGGAACATCAGTTGTCAAGAACCATGCGTTTGTATCGGTCAAGAAGTGGTTAATTGTATAACCTTCTGGGATAGAACCGTTGTTCTTGATCGCGTTGATATCGTTATCAGCAGTAGATACACGAAGTTCAGTTTCCAACAAGCGAGTTGCGGTAAATTGCAATGCTGGTGGAACGACCAATTTTTTAGGTTTAGCAGCGATCAATAGGCCACGCTCATCCGTCCAAGCAGCGATTTGAATAACAGCATTTTCCAATGAAGTTTCGTTCAAGTCTGTTGGAGTTGTTGGGATGTTTGAGTTTGAACCGCCTGAAACAAGAGTATGGGTAGCTGAGAACAATGGAGCACCATCGCCACCTGGATAGTCTGTATCAAAACCGTTGTTCAATACACTTGCAGCTTTCACTTGTTTTGTGTAAGCCATAGCACGAGCTAATGCTTTTGTATAACGTGCAGACAATGAGTCATACAAGTTATCTTCGATAGCTTCTTCAGTTAAGCTGAAGCCTAAAGCAATAGTTTCGTGGTTGTATCGAGCAGTCCATGC